AATTATGTAAACAATTAAATAAAACCGGTTTTAAAGATTATCAAATTCATCAAGGGAATGCACTTCAAAAATTATGTCTAACCGATTTTAGTAAAGATTATGAAAAAAAATATAAGGTGAAATATATAGATGAATTAAATTATGCGCAAAAAGATTATAATTCAGATATTCAAGAGTTAAAAATCGAACAAGAAAAGATGAAAACAGAAGACTTATGGTAAAATTATTATATATTATTAAGTCAAATTGTATACTATTAATGATTAGAAATGGGGGTATTAAATGCTACCAGAATTAAAAACAGAACAGCAAAATTGGACAAACCCTTATGTTGATATTAAATTAACTCCTTATCGTTTAATTGCTGCTGGCGGCGGACCTCGAAATGTAGAGATGCCAGATAAATCAGTTTTAAGTGCAGGTGATGTAAAGCGCGAGTTAAATTATCCAGGTCTATTTGCTTGGAACGCAGAAAAGAAAGAACTTTTAGAGTCCGTTGAGTTCTTACATAAAAATCGTGATAGTAATTGGGACCTAGTCGTTGATAGTGGTGCTTATTCAGCATGGTCAAAGGGTAAATTGTTTGATATAGATGAATACATTACCTTTTTAGAAACAAATCATATTTTAGATGTTTGTTTTTGGGCCGCTGAAGCTGACGTTATTCCCGGTTCTTTTGGTTTTGACCCAACAGAGGAACAAAGACTCTCTGCGCCTGAAGAATCTTGGAACAATTATTTATATATGATTAAGCGTGTTTCGTGGCCAAAGAAGATTGTCCCAATTTATCATATGGGAGAAGATTTAAGTCACCTAAAGCGTATGCTTGAATATAGATTTCCAGATGGTGACCATATTCCTTATATTGGGATTTCACCCAGAAATGATGTTCACGTAAACGAAAAGATGAAGTGGTATGAAATGGTTTGGGGTGTTATTAAAGAAAGCTCAAATCCACATGTATTAACACATAACTTTGGAATGACAACAATTTCAATGATGGAGCAATATCCAAGTTGTAGCTCAGACTCGACGTCTTGGGTAAGAAGCGCTTCATTTGGAAATATTATGCTTGTAGTAAATGGAAAAGTTAAATCTATTTATGTAAGCGATAGAAATTTAAATAATCCGGACCACATTATGAATCAACCAAAAGCTGTTAAAGAAGCTATTGAAGCAGAATGTAAACGTATGGGTCATGGATTAACATTAAATGACTTAGTTTATAACGACCCAAAAGGTCAATATCGGGCATTATTTAATCTATTTGCCTTATATGATTGGAGCTCTAACTTTATCTATGAAGGCACAGAAGAGTTTAAAGAGTCGTTATGGGATTAAAAATAAAGAAAGAAAAGGAAAGGACATAAATTAAAAATATGTTATTAAACACAAAAGAATTCAAGAATATCTGCAACATCGTCTTAAGCGCGGTCGATGGAAGTGAGTTATCAAACTTAACTGAAACGCTCGAACTTAAAACATCTGGTAGGGTGTTAACATTAGCTACAACTAATAAAGAATACTATGCAAGCGTGGCTTTCGCGCTAGAGCATGAAGAAGCATTTCATGCCGCAGTTAATGCTAATTTATTCTTAAAGTTGGTTGAAGCTATAACCTCAGAAACAATTGAATTAACAATACATGGGACAACGTTACACATCAAAGCAAATGGTAATTATAAGCTGCCAATCATAACTGAAAACGATACCATTATGGAAATTCCAGTTATAACAATTGCGAACAAAACGCTTGAAATGAACGTTTCAAGCTCAGTTCTAGATAGTATTGTTACATATAACAGCAAACAACTAGCAATTGGCTCTGTTGCTAAACCGGTTCAAAAAATGTTCTATATTGACCAACAAGGTTGCTTAACATTCACAACTGGTGCTTGCGTTAACTCATTTGAGCTGGAAAAACCTTTTGCATTACTGCTGAATAGTAGATTAGTTAATCTGTTTAAACTGTTCAAAAATACTGTAGTTAAATTCTCTCTTGGTTATGACCCGATCAGTGAAACAATTATTCAAACCAAAGTAGCGTTTGAGACAGATAATATTGCATTAACAGCGGTGACTGGTTCAGATGATAGGCTATTAAGTCAAGTTCCGGTAGAAGCTATTCGTGGTAGAGCTAATAAGGCATATGATAATGTAGTCGTAGTAAATGTTACGGCAGTTACAGAAGCTATTAATCGTTTACTGCTGTTTAGTGCAGGATATGGTAGCAAGGAAAACTTAAAACCATACAGCAGCTTTGAATTTAGTGCTGATAAGGTTACCATATATGACACAAAAAGAGAGAACACTGAAATACTAAATTATCAAAATGGTACTAGATTTGCCAGTGATTATTCAATGACATTAGATTTAATCGAGTTTAAAAAGGTTTTAGATACTTGTACAGAGCAATATATAACGATGAATTTTGGCGACCATAAAGCTTGCGTTATAGCAAGAGGTTCAATTAAAAACGTTTTGCCTGAAGTTATTACAAAAACAGTTTAAGAAAGGAGGTAATAGCAAATGATTTTTACAGAATTAAGCGTTGATAGAATAAGTGGAACAGCTTATGAATATCACATCCATGTTAGTGTTGCAGCTACAAAAAAAGAAGTCAATGAGCTATATAAGACATTTAATGACATGTCAATAAATGAACAATTTTCTACCGTCAGCAAACATGTTGATAAACCTCAGAATCCAATAGAAATTAAAAAAATTGCTTATTGCGATGAACCAGGAAATGAAAAAGTTATCGTTATTTTTAAAGACGAACAAAAAATAATTAAGAAAATGCTTCCAGGCGACAAATTTGATTTAAACATCGGTGTTGCGCTTGCGGTTATGGAGAAGATATATGGAAGCAGATCTAAGTATCACCGAGAAATTCAACAAAAGCTTTCTCAGAAGTAGTTGGGTAAATTATTATGCTTATTGATTTACTAAATTCAGCAAATTATTTAATGGTTAATATGGAAGCTATTCGCATCTTTGGTTTAAATACTGCAGTCTATTGCTCCGAATTATTAAACATTTATAAAAAAGCTGTTGTAAAAAACAAATTATATAATAGCAAATATTTTAAAATAGACCGTGAGTATATTAAGAAGCAAACCTCCATTGAAGTTGAAGATCAATTAAAATGTGACACAAACCTTCGTAAGGTAAATATTATAACTCCAGATGAAGCAGATCCAGACATAATTCATTTTGACGTAGAGGTTTACGCCTCTATATTGTCAAGTGAAGATGTTAAACTCCTAGACAAGGTGTCATCTAAAGTAAAGGTCGAAAATCCTAAAAATGTTAAGCAAGCACAGAGAACAAGAATTATTGTTGCGCTGAAAGAATCAATTGAATGCAAAACAATATCGGTGTTACAAAAAATGCAAGAGTGGATTGATTCAGTCATGGCTGATCCTAAACGTTTTATGTCAAAGCAACAGATCACAGCATTTAAAAATAAATTAGATGATTACTGTAATGGTGACCTTCAAAAAGCATTAGCCATTTTAGATATTGCAACTATTCATGGTTATATTGATTGTCAATGGGCAATTAATTTATATGAAAGGGATAATAAGCCGCTTTCATCAACATCTCCCGCAAATGCTGTCAGGGTAACACAGCAAAAGAAAACTACTGAAGTAGGCGACGAGGAATTCTAATGATTAACTACAGTGTTATATTTACGAATGATCTAAAACAGATTGCTGCAGATTTAGACAAATATCTATGTTTTGATAATAAAATACATGTTAGATTCAAAGATTTTAACAAGGAAGAATTTATAATAGGTTTTGAAAAAAAATTGACCTACCTATTATCATACCTAATAAATTATTGCTATATCCCGAAATTAATTGGTGAATACAGCGATAAGGATATAAAAACGAGCTTTATTTTAGATGATGATACTTTGAAAATTATTCAACTTATTCAAAACCACATAGGAACCACACATGAATTTGCAGGGATACTTATCAAACCCAATTATAAGAGAAATGAAAATAATTATAAATATTTCGGTGACACTGATATTCGATTCTTCCCACAGCAAATAAAAAACAGTTTAACAGAAGTAGGTAACCTAGATTTATTTTTATCAACATTCAAGCTTGACCTATATGATTATCTATTTGATGATAACTACGTTATTTGGCTTCACAATAAAGAATTCAAAGTCAATGATAAATTTGATAAAAGAAAATTAAAAAGAATAAACAAAAAATATAATAAAAATATCAACATAGTTGAGCTATGGTAAGAGGAGATAAATAAAATGGCTAAGAAAACAACAATCAGATGCCCACATTGTAATGCAGAATATTTACCTGCTGAAATATACTTTCCAGATTATTTTGTAGGTAAGCCGTATAATATCATTAAAGATGCGAACGGAAATGTTTTAGGTTTTAATGGATCTGATATGGAAACAGTTGAAACATATACCTGTGACAAATGCGGTAAAAGATTTAACGTGGATGCGTCCGTCACATTTAGAACAACACCAGCAACAGATATATTTGATGAAGATGAATTTGATCTTCCGACAAAATAAAGATATCAATAAATGATTAGAATAAGGGAAGATAAATGTGTAAAGCTATCTGGTATAACATCATTGTTTATATCCTTTGATTTTAATCTACAAATAATTGAAACAATTAAACAAACTGATAAATATGTGTATGATAAAAAAACGCATATTTGGGAGACACCGCTAACATCACTCGCGCATCTTTTAGATGATCTAACATATATCGATGATATAGAGTTACAGCTGCTTAGCGAAGATACAAACAAAAAGCATTACTACCCAACATTAAAATACAAAGTCCCTCCATTTCAACATCAATTAGTAGGTGTCGAATGGGGTTTAAACGTTGAAAGAGGCTTGCTGCTTGATGCCCCAGGTGCTGGTAAAACAACTCAAATGATTTACTTAGCTGAAGAATTAAAAGCGCAAAAAGGATTAAAGCATTGTTTAATTATATGTGGCGTTAATGCATTGAAATTAAATTGGAAAAAAGAGATTCATAAATTCTCCGATTTAGATGTTAGAATTCTTGGTGAGATAATAAATTCTAAGGGTCGAATATCTTATGCATCCATTGATAATAGAGCTAATGAATTAATGTCTCCAATAGAAGCATTTTATGTGATAACCAACGTTGAGACTCTACGTTACGATGAAATTATTGAAGCGCTTAAGCGGGGTCCTAACAAGTTTGGTATGATTGTTCTTGATGAGGCGCATAAATGTTTTGTTGGTGATACTTTAATATCGACTGATGGGGGTGAGTTGCTAATAAAAGATATAGTTGAAAACAAATTAGATGTTAAAGTTAAATCATATAATCATCGGACAGAAAAAGTTGAATACAAAAAAATTGATTCATATTTTAAATCTGATAAACAAGAATCTATTTATGAATTAGAGATTATTGACGATAAAGAAAATATTCACATTATAAAATGCAGTGCAGACCACCCCATATTTACGGCAAATAGAGGATATGTTAGCGCTGAAGATTTAGATGAAAATGATGATATTTTAATAGATAATTAATTGCTAAATTAAGTGTAAAAATGATACACACTAACAAGGAGTTAATTATATGAAAAAAATATATAAAATAATCAATATGGTAAACAATAAGATCTATATTGGTAAAACCACAAAATCTCTAGAAAGAAGATTTGCTGAACATATATCTGAAGCTAAAAGATATCAAAAGTGTATATTGGAAGACATAGATTTTGGTTATACTAGTAAGTTATATCCAGCTATGATAAAATACGGTACAGATAATTTTAAAATAGAGCTATTAGCTCGGTTTGATGCTTCAGTAGATTTAGAGCTTAAGGAAATAGAATTTATAGATAATTATAGTTCTTGCAATGATGAAGTTGGTTATAATATAAGCCCCGGTGGATTAGGTGGCCCACTATTTAAAGGACATAAGCACTCTGACAAGACCAAGCAATTAATTAGTTTAATACATAAGGGTAAAAAGCAGTCAACCGAATTTATAAAAAAGCGAACATATATGCGTCGAAAAACATATCAAAATCTAAATACCGGTGAGATATTTCATGGATTAGCTGATGCTAATAGAGCTTATCCTAAAGGATCTGTTTCTTATGGGGTGTTATCTGAAGGTAAGGTAGATGGAAACTTCTGGACATCATTGGATGATGAGCACCAAAGCGGATATGACGAATTAGAGCGACTTTCTATTATTGAAGAACGCGAACAGCGATTATTTGAACGCAGATCATCTGCAACTATAAAAGCAAACAAAAATATTTCAATTCAACGGAAGAATGAGATAATAAAAAAACGAGTAGCCACATATAAAGAAACCGTTGCAAAAAGAACTCAAGAACAACGAGATGAAATAAATATGAAGTTATCTGCTATGCGGAAAGGTAAAAAACATTCTCCTGAGTCTATAGATAAATTAAAAAATTATTATAAAACAGCTGACGCTGAGACATTGTCTTTGCGAAACAAACGAAATGGTGATGGTCAACGTGGTAAGACTCGATATGAAAATATTAAAACCGGTAAGCATAAAATGTTTGTACTTGGGCAACAACCTGAGGGTTGGATAAAAGTAGCACAACAACCAAAACCAGTTGGTAAAAGAAAATATAAACATAAGGTGACAGGTGAGATTAAAATGTTTTTTCCTGAATATGTCGATCTAGCTTTATGGGAAAAGGTGGTAAAATGATAAAAGGGAAATTATTAAAAATAAAAAAAGTGGAAGCTAAAGATTTTATTTACAACATTGGTACTGCTGATAACGATAACTATTTTGCAAACAATATTTTAGTTCATAACTGCAAAAATTCATCTAGCCAACAAGGTCATAACCTTTTAAAGTTATCTGCTGATTACCTTATCGGACTATCTGGGACCATAATTTTAAACAGCCCACTTGATGCGTATGTTCCATTAAAATGGATAGGTGCTGAAAAATCAACTTTAACTAACTTTAAGAGCACATATTGCGTATTTGGTGGATTTGGTGGTCACCAGATCATCGGATATAAAAACCTTGAGCTGTTAAAAGAAGTTTTACAATCATGCTCGCTACGTAGAACAAAAGATCAGTTTGCTGATTTACCACCAAAAACAATCATTAAAGAAGTTTTAGAAATGGACGCTAAACATAAAAGCTTCTATGATGATGTTAAAGCTGGTGTTAAAGAAGAGTGTGATAAAATTGAATTAAAATCCAATAACATACTATCATTAACGACACGATTAAGACAAGCAACTAGCTGTCCATCGTCCTTAACTTCATCTGATATTTTATCAACAAAATTGGAAAGAGCTGTTGAATTAGTCGAAGAAATAATAGCTAACGGTGATAAAGTATTGGTTATGTCAACATTTAAAGAACCCATTAAAGAACTTGCGAAAATGCTGTCTGCCTATAAACCGCTTATTGGTACAGGCGATATTCCTGATGATGAAGTTTCAAAAAATAATGACCTTTTTCAAACAAATGATGATTACAAAGTATTCTTAGGAACGGTGCAAAAGATAGGAACAGGTTTAACATTTAATGCCGCTAATTACGCTATCTTTATCGATACACCATGGACTGAAGCATTACAAACACAAGCAGAGGACAGAATTCACCGACTTGGTAGCACAAAACCAGTATTTATATATAGATTAATTTGCCAAGATACCATTGATGAAATTGTTGACCAGATTATTGGCGTTAAAAAAGCCTTTAGTGATTTTATAATAGATGATGTTATGGACGAATCAACAATAACAACGCTACGAAAATACATCGAAGACTTATAACGGCAAATTCGGATGCTAAATTATATGCAAATATTTGTTAACACCGATAAACGCGAAGATGAAAAACTATATATCCGTATTTATGTTTTCGTCTTCTGTTTTTATAAAAAATAGGTGTGTAAAAGGATAATAAAATGATGGTAATACTATATACAACACATTGCCCGCGCTGCAAAGTACTAGAGATGAAGCTAAAAGAAAAACATATTAAATATGTTGAATGCACTAACATAGAAGAGATGCAAAAATTGGGGATGATGTCATCTCCATATCTCAAGGTTGATGATAAACTATTTAATTTTACAGATGCTATTAATTGGACAAAGGAGCAATAAATTATGCTGATATCATTAAACCTTACGAAAGATTTTGAAAATAGCTTGGAAGATTTAAAGAAAGAATTTGGAGAAGATTTTGAATACATTAATGGTGTTCATTCCAGTCAGTTAGACTTTTCAGATTTTTTAAATAATTTTGTATCTAAAGATACTATGGCTGATGCAACTATTGACCCTAATGCAAATGCCAATCATAGAGATATTCGTTCATTTATGACAGAAAAAGCAAAATCTGAAGATAAATTATTCGGAATGAATAAAATATTTTTAACTATCAAACAAATGTGGGGATTAAAAACGGCCAGACAATGGTTAAGACAAGAGTTCAGCAAGGGATTCTATCTTAATGATGCAGCTTCGGCTTCGTACTACCCTTACTGCTGGGCAAATGACTTCACAAAATTAGCCAATGAGGGATTATTCTTTTTAAATGGATACAACAATAAGGCTCCAAAACATTTAACAACATATCTTGATGATGTTATTGAATTTGTGTCGTTTTTAAGTAATAGACAATCAGGCGCTGTTGGTATGACTAATGTATTAATTTGGGCATACTATTTCTGGAAAAAAGATGTTGAAAATGGTTATTATTTAAAAGACCCCGACACCTACCTAAAGCAGCATTTCCAAAAGCTTATCTATAGATTAAACCAACCATTCCTTAGAATTGACCAATGCGCTTTTACAAATGTATCAATTTTTGATAGACGCTATTTAGAGTCATTGTTTGGTGGAACTATTTTCCCTGATGGAACATATGCTATTGATTGTATCGAAGACCTAATTAAAGTGCAGAAGATATTTATGGAAGTAGTGAGTGAAACAAGGGAAGACCAAATGTTTACATTCCCAGTCTTAACAACATCCCTTCTTAGAAAAGATGGTAAATTTCAAGACGAAGAATTTGCTAGGTGGGCAAGCGCACATAATATGAAATGGTCAGATAGCAATTTTTTCATCAGTGATAATGTCGGAATTTTATCTAACTGCTGTCGCTTACTAAGTGACACAAAAAAGCTTGAAGGTTTCGTAAATAGTATTGGTGGAACAGCCTTATCAATTGGTTCAGCACGTGTCTCTACAATTAACCTAGTTCGAATAGCGTATGAAGCTTTAGGCTATGCTACCAATAAGAAAAACCTTGATCCTACAACAGAAAAAGCTAAGGAAAGCTATTTATCTATATTACGTGAACGAACGCTGTTAAACTGTAAAGCTCTTGCTTCTATGAGACATATTCTTAAACGAAATATTGAAAAAGGTCTTCTTCCAAATTATCGTGAAGGCGCTGTTGAATTAGATAAGCAGTATTGCACTATCGGCATTCTTGGTATGTATGAAGTTATGGAATTATATGGACTCATCAGTATCGATGAATTTGGTAACAAGTATTATAAAGACGAGGGTATTGAATTTGCTTCTAAGATATTTGAGGTATTGAACGACGTTAAAGATAATTTTGAAGGTGATTTTACTTTTAATATAGAGGCTATTCCAGGAGAGAACTGCGCGGGTGTTATTTGCGCAGCTGATAATATGATATATGAGCAAAACAAATATTTCATTTATAGCAATCAATGGATTCCATTAATGGAAAAATGCACCATTCAAGAAAAATGTAGGGTAAGCGCTATTCTCGATAATAAATGTTCTGGTGGAGCCATAGCACATATTAATATTGAAAGCAGATTTGCAACAGAAAAGCAAGCGTGGGATATGTTAAACTATGTTGCAAACACTGGGGTTATTTACTTTGCTTTTACAACAAAGATTAATGTCTGTAAACATAAACATGCATTTATCGGTTCAAAAATTTGCCCACATTGCGGTGAACCAGTTGCTGACCAATTCTCTAGGGTGGTCGGCTTCTATGTTCCAGTTTCTAATTATCAAAAAATTCGTAAACGTGAATTTAATGTACGCAAATGGTATGATATTCTAAATAGCCCTGAGGTTATATAATAATGATTTTGAAAAATATTGTTGCAGAAGATTTTACAAACTACCATAAAGCAAATATGTTCTTAATTTTTCCATATTGCACATTTAAATGTGAGGTTGAATGCGGAAAGAAGATATGTCAAAATAACCCACTAATTAAACAACCTAATATCAATATATCAATAGATAATGTAATCAAAACATATTTAACTAATAATATAACCAGCGCTATTGTATTAGGTGGACTAGAACCTTTAGACAGCTTTGATGATGTTTTAGAACTAATCACAAAATTAAGATGTGATTATAGTTGCGAAGATGATGTGGTCATTTATACCGGATTCAATAAAGATGAGATATTAGATAAAATTAATCAGTTAGCGAAGTTTAAAAATATTATTGTTAAGTTTGGAAGATATGTTCCAGACCAAAAACCACACATTGACCCAATATTAGAAGTCTATCTTGCTAGTGATAATCAATACGCAGAAAAATTGTAGATATAGCTATTTAATATTGTATTATGTATTAGAGGTAATTATTATGAACAGTTCAGATACAATGCTTAAGATTTATATAAAACAAAATAGCAGAGAAGAATTATTTAAAAACCTATATGAAAATGAGGGTGATACATCATTTTTTAAATATCTGTGGTCAGCAGATAATCTAGAAAGATATTGCTTAGGTAAAACAGGAAGCGATGACTATGCTTACTCACAGATTAGCGCAATGTTAAAAAAAGAATACAAAGAATGGAAAACTCAAAAACAGCTGTAAATCTTCAGTCTTTTTATTAAAAATAATTTATTAATAAGTTGAACTAAGCTTAACAAGCTATTTTCCAACTTGTGTTTAGAATGAAAAAATTGTATAATATAAGGTAAGACTATATTTTTGCAGGAGGCAATCAATGTCAAATTATACTGCTGATAATATTAAAATATTATCAGATATAGATCATATTAAATTAAGACGCGGAATTTATATTGGGGAAGCACATGACCCTAGACAGCTGCTTTCTGAAATATTTGATAATGCTATAGACGAAGTTCAATCAGGATACAGTACAAAGCTGCAAATAAACGTCGACACAAAATTAAATAAATATATTGTTAGAGACTGGGGAAGAGGAATTCCGCATGGTCAAAAAACATTAGATAATGGAGAAAAGAAAGACGTTCTTGAAGTATTAATTACCAAAGCGAACAGCGGTGGTAAGTTCGATAATTCAAGTTATAATTACAGCAGTGGTTTAAATGGTTTAGGATTAACTATTACAAACGCCCTATCTACTTTTATGTCTATTACATCATATAGAAATAACAAGTTTGTTAAGGTAGAAGCTAGCAACTCATATAAAATTGATTTAACAAAAGGTGATACGAAGGAACCAAACGGAACACTAGTAGAATTTATTCCAGACAAAACAATGTTTAAATCTGTTGTTATTCCGCAAGATTTTATAGTTAACAGATGCAAAATAGCTTCTGCGTTAGGTTTTCAGGCAGACCTATTTGTTGATGATGTTGCTGTTGATACAAAAAGTGATATATTTGGATTAATTACAGAAGAAGATGATAAAATTGTTTCATATGTTGATATTCCCGAACTTAATGCCACAAATAAAAATAAAGAGCTGCTTAAGGTTGCTTTGCGATATTCATCTGACACCAAAGATAGATATTTTGGTTACACAAATCTACTTTCAAATTATTTAGGTGGTACACACATTACAGTTCTATCTAAAACACTCTGTACCTGCTGGGAAACATTCATCAGTAAGCACAAGAATTTAACTCCAGCAGTTGATTTAAAATCATCTGATTATTTAGTTGGACTAAGAGCTGTTTGTGCAGTATTCATCAGTGCTCCTGAATTCTCATCGCAAACAAAAGAAAAATTAGTTGTTGCTAAATCATATTTTGATGAAATAATGGAAAACTTTTCAAAGTTATTCCTAAAATACCTTGAAGATAATATACTAATTGCGCAGCAGTTGATCAAACGTTTTGAAGAATATAGAACAGCCCAAAACGCTCTTTTAGCTAGAAAAGAAATAAGCAGCTTAATCAAAATTAATGACGACAGCTCTGATAATATTCGCAGAAGGTCTGTTGTTAGTAAATTGGTTGAGTGCACATCTAAAAAACGTGATAACACCGAATTGTTTATCGTTGAGGGTGATAGTGCTATGGGACCTTATTTATATGTTCGAAATAAAGAAACTCAAGCTGTTCTTCCTATCCGCGGTAAAATTCTAAATACAACATTTAAAGATTTGAAGGAAGTTATAAAGAATAAAGAAGTATGTGATATTGCAAACAGTATTGGTTGCGGAATTGGTGCAAATTGTGATGCCAATAAATCTAGATATGATAAAATAATTATTTCTGCTGATGCTGACCCAGATGGTTTACAAATTAACTGTCTAGTCTTGGCACTGTTTGTAAACATGTTTCCAGATATGATTAAACAAGGAAGAGTTTATGTTTCATTGCCTCCTTTGTATAGCTGGGGAGATAGCGCTAAAAATTATGGTTGGTCCAATAAGGTTGAAAATATTCCAAAGGACGTTAAAAATATGCACCGCTTCAAAGGTCTTGGAGCCATGAATCCAGATCAGTTAGACTTCTTTTTAGTTGATCCAAAAACGCGAAATGTTATACAAATTGAATACCCATCAGATATTGAAGAATTTAACAGAATTTTGGGAACATCTCAAGGTAAAGGAGATCTTATGCGAGAATTGGGGATTGTTATAAATGGCTAAGAAAAATGTTATAACTGAAAAAGTTGAAGTGGTTGATTTATTTAATGATGTTGAACCAAGACAACTTCCACCAGTAGAATCTGTTAAAGATGAGCATAAAACAAAAATACGAAACACCAAGGTGAGAAAAGAAGAAGCCTTTGATGATTATAAAACAAAAGATGCGTTAGAACTTGCTCGTGAGAATTATAAAGAATATGGTTTATATGTTAGTTCTGGACGTGCTTATCCACAATTATTAGATGGAACAAAATCAAGCTATAAAAGAGCTATCTATGGTATGTGGAAAGAAGCCCCACGGAGTGTAGTTAAGGTTGCCGAATTAGCTGCAACTGCTTTACCATACCATCCGCACCCAACATCTGTTGCTAACGTCATCGTGCAATTAGGTGAAAATGGTAACAAGTTTAAGTTTATGAAAACACAGGGAAACTGGGGCGATTCAACTAAAGGAATTCAAGCATCAGCTGAACGATATATTGGTGGAATGATTTCTGACCTATCTTTAAATTTGTTATGTGATAGCATAGAATATTGTAATTATATCACTGGTGAAATCGATAAGCCTGAACCTGAAGCTTTACCGACATTGTTACCAATTTGCTTTATTAATGGTCAACAAGGTATTCCCTCTGGTTTACCAAAATTAAATATTCCACCGCTAGATGTAGCAGGAATGTTCGATTATTATATTGATATTTTAACACATAAAGACCTGAATTATGTCCCAACAAAATTACCTATTCCAAATTTAAATGTTAATATTTTATCTTCAAAAACAGAATGGGAAGCTATATTGAATAATGGACACGGCGGTATTAGAATTGCACCTATTATGAAATTATCAGATAATAATGTTATAACTATTACAAGCTTGCCTAGCTCAAAAGATGTTGAAAGTGTTCGTAAGATTATTGATAAAGAAATATTGCTAGATAAGTTAGATTTACGAGATGAATCAACTTATGAAACTCGAATTGTTATTGAGAAGGTATATAAGAAGCAGTGCGATATGAAAGAAATATTTAAGCGTATATATAAAAAGCTACAAACTACTGAAACATATAACTTA